TTTATTGTCGCTGCTGTTGCATCTGACAGGTCTGCTACCAAACCTTGATTTATACCGTCTGCAAAAAAAGCTGCTCCGCTTGCAGACCCAGTGTTTAACGCCCACAAATTTCCGGTGCCTGTTGTGTATTGCAACGCACCTAAGCCCGTGCCTACTGAATTTTCGAATGTTGGCTGCGTTGACGAATCGCCTAACACTGGTGCTGTTGATCCCAACGGTAAATCTACACTGTCACCTTTCTGTGGCCACGGTAGGGCGCTCGTGAAATAATCGTGACGTTTACCGCGCCTTTTTAGCGCGTACGCTACATTCATATAGGAATAATCTGGGCCGTCGCCTGTATATAATTCTAGTGAATCTTGTAAATTCTGATCCCTAAACCACTCGTTATAAATACGATTATAAGCACGCAACGGCAAAGAACTTGATTTGTTGTATGTGAGTGCAACGTTCGTAGGCAAACCCATGTAATCAAATATAGAACCTTCTGCCATTGTTCCATCTGAATTAGAAATATACGGAACTAAGTAATCAACCGAATCTCCAGGGTCGACTTGTTCTCCACAAAACTTCTGCCAATTGTCCCACAACAATCTGTTAGGGACACTGAAAAAAAATACGTCCATGAATAGATTATCCATTACCGGATATATCGGCGTTGCCATTCTGCTAAACGCTGTAAGCTTTACTCTGTACGTGTCTCCAGGCAGAGCTTCATCAACCAAAATTGGGACCAAATAACCACTATCAAACGTTGTTTTGACAGTATGTGATCGATTGAAACTCGATCTTGGTATTTGTACTGATGGTACTTCACTAAATGTGTGATTGGTTGTGTGTGATGGTCTACGATTCATATGCAGTTACCTTTTCGTTTTTTGTTGCAATGAATTCAACTCCATTGCCAATAGTGCTTTTATTAGTGGTTGGTTCTCCGGTCTCGTCGTCGAAGTCAGCAATTTTAAATAGTGTGTAATCCGCCGGATGTTTGCCAAATTGGTGTTCTTCACTGTTTATACAATCTCCGAAAGTTCGCGTTGCCATGCCAATCTCTGGCAGGATAAACGGTGGCAAATAGGCCTTTGCTTTCTCGTCATAAATGCTAAACATGTGGTATTTCATTCGCTCAACCCTCTTTTTAGTTTTGTTACTCGTGCTTTTAGGCACGTTTCTTTTACTCTTAACCTTTCTAAGTTGTTGTCTTGTGCTCTTGCTTTTGCCGCTTTTACTCTACGTTTTCGCACCAACTCTGCTTCAGCTGGTTTTGTCTCTTTATATCTAGCCCAATAGTACTTTGGGACTATTCGCTTTTTCCCCTCGAGCACGAGCTCGTCTCTGGGAAATACATCTGACTCATATTTATCTATCCACTCTTGACCTATGCCAGGTCTCCTGGACATGGTCGTATATTCAGGTCGGACGTTGTACCAAACGCCGCTTTCTAACTTTTTGTAATAGTCTTCGGCCATTTCGCCTCCGACTTTTTTCATTACATATCGCGCTACATATCCCGCGCTTTGGGTTGTCACTTCTCCGATCGTGACGAATCCCAGGCCCCATACGTCCTCTAAAAACTCTGACGTATATAACTTTGTTCCTTCGCGCACGCTGTGCACTGTCCGGTCGTCCGCGAAATCTTCTCCAAACAAGATCGCGTGATAATGGGGCCTTCCCAAGGCCTCCCGACCACCCACAAGGGGGTGGGGGAGGGGGGTTGAGCCATCAACCCCGAGTACCTTTCCGTACTCTCCACAATGAAAAAACCGAAGTTTTTTCCCTGTTCTTTTGCGAAGCCTTTTCATAAATTTCTGAAAGTCTTCGACATTTACGCTCTTATCGTCTGGCTCATCACGATATGTGAGCGTTATAAAACTATTTCCTAAACCTTTTTCCGTATGAATTTGTGCTTCGTGTACGCACCGTGTAGCCCATTGCTGGCTATGTCGAAGACGACATCCAAGACATTTACCGCATGGGACTGACATTTTTTGACCCGTAGGGGATTCCCTACGGGATAAGGTGAACACACCGCCGCGGCCGTAATAGCCGTCGATGGGGTAGAAACACTGCACGGATTAAAGCCTAATGCCACCGCGCATCAAACCGGTTAACCGGTTCCTCTTATGACGGCGTTGCGCCGTCATTGAAAACATTCGTTTTGATTTTCTTTTGTTGACTTTCCGTCTGTATCGCATCCTAAAGTCTCCGTTTTATAGGAGACTACACATAATAAATATTAAGTGCATATCTCCTTTTGTTATTTTTTATCTCACTGGACTCACTTTGTCCAGTGATCTTTTTCCACTGACTGACTTTTGGTGTCAGTCAGCCATATGACATCAAGTAGGGTCATATGGCTGCCTACTCCGAGGCAGTGGTTTGGTCCTCTTGGACCGGTTGCGGCGTGGCATTGGAAATGCCAGCGACCTCACCGGTCTTCTCGATTAAACCTAGTTTAATCATTTCGTCCGCATTTCCTTCGTCGTTGACGAAGTCTAGGAACGCTGCCGGATCGTTCCCAAATCTTGACCTGATGCTCGACGGCAGTTCATTAAACATTTCTTGTGCCTCGCATACAAGGTTCATCGCATCTTGGAACGTCTGGCCATCCGCGATTCCGTATTGCGGACTATGTTTGGCGAAATGTGTGATCGCACCTGTCTTCTGATATTTCGCCATTATGTGATTGATATCACACTCTTTTGCGAATGCTTGCTTAGTGCGGCTCTCGCCGCTTACGTCTACGCTTACCGCTTCGCGTGTATAAGGTTTTCTAATCTCCAAGATACACCTTCCTTCCTGACTGTTTGTCGTAATAATATTCTCTTGGTGGAGCCTTTTTGCCTGCTCTAACCTGATCTGCTCTTTTTAACATCTGTTTGACTGCGCCATTTTTGCTGTAATCGTTCTGCAAAAAATTCTTTGCGCTAGTCGATTGTTGTTTATTAAAATTATCAATTATCAAATTCAGCAACGATTGTGTTGCTGTTCGTTCTGGCCCTTTGTTGTAATTTACCCATGCCTCAGCGCTTGGGGTCGCTGCCATATACATCTTGGCTTCGTGCGTAGCTTTTGCGCTGTTTGCCTCATTTAACTTTGTCTGCGCCTCCAACAATTTATTCTGTTGGGTCAAATTTTTTAAATTTGCCATGTTCATTCTTACTGCCATCGCAGTACTGATCGCTGGGCCTAACTCATTCTGAACTTCTGCTTTAGCTCCGGCTGGTGTGCTTGCTGCGTTTGTAGCTGCCAATATAGGATTTAAACCTGCAGCTCTCATATCTGCTACGGCGCGTTGGTGCGCCGTGTTAGACATGCGTTCTTGAAACGCCATTTGCTCGCGCGCTAACTTTATATTCGTTTGGTTAGCGCTTTTCTGGCCAAATAAACTACCTATTCCACCTAACAGACCGCCTATCGCTGATCCAACTCCTGGAGTTAACCAACTGGGCATTAGAAATGATCCACCATGCCAGGAACGCCATACAACGGCATAGGTCTTACGCAGTTCATATCAAAATAACCGTCAAACAAAAATTCTGGTTCTGACGGTACTGCTACGACCCGTGATACGGGTGGATTGTCTTCTATGAAAGCTGAGTTAAGTGCTGGTAATGCGCTAAATTCCTGTGCTAGATGCCAGCTGTCTAAAGAAGCTGCTGCGTTGCTTCTGAATGCTCCAGTGATTATGCTTGGCTTATAACGATATTCGGCGTAACGCTCCTGATATCCGAATACCTCTTCATCTGCTGATGTACCTTGAAAATAAATTTCTTTATTTAGTACAGCTTGTTCACCTATGTTTGCTAACGCTGGCCAGTAAAAATCATACCTTGTTTTCCTAGACCACATTCGGTTCAAACCTTGCTGATACGTTAAATCGGCCCGAACGTTAACCAAGCCAATAATAGTGCAATGCTCAGTGAAAGACTTAGTAAAACCGATACCATCCAGGGTCGCGGTGCCCATCGCAGCAAGATTACCCTGAGGGGACGTAGCATCTGTACTACTGGTTTGAGCGATTGGACTAATGTTGACCATGCGCGTACCGCCGCCAAGATACTCGCTGCGCCATCCTGCAGACGGCGTGGTAACTCCAAAATGTGCCTTAATAATTTCGACATAACGCGTACCTCCGCGCGCATCTCTCTCCAATAATTTTTGTACTTGGAACGCCTGACGTAGCTGGTTTATTGTCGCTGCTGTTGCATCTGACAGGTCTGCTACCAAACCTTGATTTATACCGTCTGCAAAAAAAGCTGCTCCGCTTGCAGACCCAGTGTTTAACGCCCACAAATTTCCGGTGCCTGTT